CGGCAACACCTGCACCTGAGGCAGCACCTGCTCCAGTAGCAGAGGCAGCACCAGCAGCAACTCCAGCACCAGCGGCTGAAGCGGCTCCTGCAGAAGGTGGCAACGCCCAAGACATTCTAGCAATGATTAGAGCACGTCAAGGACAGTAAAACAACACGACAGCTATTAACGAAACCGAAGCAGAGATTCATGGTTTACCTGTCAACACTTCAAAAGTTAATAGCTGTCACGCTTTTTAGATAGGAGAATAATATGGCATCAAAAGCATTTGATCCTACGAAGTTTCGAACTTCGTTAACTAAATCCATTACAGGCATGAGTGCAGGATTTAACGATCCTACTGACTGGATTAGTACAGGTAATTACGCACTCAACTATCTTATCTCAGGTGATTGGAACAAAGGTGTTCCACTTGGTAAAGTTAGTGTGTTTGCAGGAGAATCAGGCGCAGGTAAGTCTTATATTTGTGCAGGAAACATTGTAAAACACGCACAAGATCAGGGTATCTTTGTAGTTCTTATTGACTCAGAAAATGCTCTTGACGAAGCATGGCTACAAGCACTTGACGTAGACACATCAGAAGATAAACTACTAAAACTTAATATGTCAATGATTGACGATGTTGCTAAAACAGTGTCAACATTTATGGCAGATTACAAAGCAATGGCAGAAGAAGATCGTCCTAAGGTACTGTTTGTTATTGATAGTTTGGGTATGTTACTAACACCTACAGATGTTGATCAATTTAACAAAGGCGATATGAAAGGTGATATGGGTCGTAAACCTAAAGCACTAACATCACTTGTTCGTAACACTGTTAATATGTTTGGTAGTCATAATGTTGGTATGGTATGTACTAATCACACGTATGCATCGCAAGATATGTTTGATCCAGATGACAAGATTAGCGGTGGTCAAGGCTTTATCTATGCATCATCTATTGTAGTAGCAATGAAGAAGTTGAAACTAAAAGAAGATGAAGACGGTAACAAGATTAGTGAAGTACGTGGTATTCGTGCAGCCTGTAAGGTTATGAAAACACGTTATGCTAAACCGTTTGAAGGTGTACAAGTTAAGATTCCATACGAAACAGGTATGAATCCTTACAGTGGACTACTTGAATTGTTTGAAGCAAAAGGCGTTATTGTCAAGCAAGGCAATCGCTTAAAGTATGAAACAATTGACGGTGAAGAACTACTTGAATATCGTAAAAATTGGAATGGCGAACTACTCGATAAGGTCATGTCAGATTACCTCGTAAAAGAGGCTAATATGGTAAATATCGACAACACAGACGAAGAAGCTGTTGAAGAAGACCTTAACGAGGAATATGTAGCCAATGAATGAAGAAAAAATCGTAGAAATTTGGACATTGTTCAAAGAATATCTTGACAAGAAACAAATAGAAGTTATAGCGGAAAGATTTGTGGATCTAATGGCTGATTACGGCGTAGCAGATGATACGTTCAAAGAAGCATTAGGAACTGACACAGAACTTGATAATGCAATTTACTATTATTTAGACTTGGACGAAGATAGCTATGATGACGAGATAGATGAATGGGATGAGTAATGGGATGGTATAGCGAGATATCTCGTGACATATCAAAAATACCCGCAGCAATTGCACACTTTGAATCAGAACTTATGGTTGCTAAAAACGAATGTAAACTTGTAGGTAATGTTGAAAAAAGTGCGGCTGCTATGCCAGGTATTGTTGAACATCGGTTTAACCAGCTTCAAGAAATTGAAGCAATTCTAAATTATCTAAATATTGAGCTACGTAGATTGCGTAGTTCATTCTTCAAAAAATATCTTGAAAATTATCAACGAGCCCTGTCTAGCCGTGACGTTGAAAAATACGTTGACGGCGAGGCAGACGTTGTTGACTATGAAAAGATTATCAACGAGTTTGCACTAATGCGTAACAAATGGTTAGGTGTACTCAAAGGACTTGATCAAAAGCAGTGGCAAATTACTAACGTGGTTAAACTACGTGTAGCAGGAATGGAAGATGCCACGTTATAGATTTTATTGGGTTGGTAATAATACTACTGGAAATTTTGGTGACGTATTAACACCAAAACTACTTGATCATTTTGGAGTAGACTATGAATTTACTAGAGGTAGTGACTATAATGCAATTTGCATAGGATCTATTGCAAGACATGCTAAAAAAGATACACTAGTTTTAGGCAGTGGATTTATGTCTAAGAAAAATCCTTGCGAAATAAATGCTGATTGGAAATTTGTAAGAGGTCCTAGATCAAAAGCAAAATTGGAATCACACGGTGGCAGGACTTCAGAAATTATGGGAGATCCTGCGTTACTACTTCCTTTGTTCTGTGATGAAAGCAAAAAGAAACATGATGTAGCAATTATTCCTCATGTAAGTCAGTATGCTTGGGCAAAAGAAAACTTTCCAAAATATCACGTGATTAATTTAAAAACAAAAAATGCACTTACAAAAGCAAAAGAAATTTCAGAATGTAGAACTGTAATTAGTAGTTCGTTGCACGGTATTATTGCTGCACATGCATACGGCATACCTGCTGCATATGTTGAATTTGAAGATGGCATAAAAGGTGACGGAACTAAGTTTCAAGATCATTATGAAAGTATTGGTCTTACAGCAGAATTATCTACAGTAAAAGATCCTAAATTTACAACAGGAACATTTGATATAGAAAAACTTGCAGAGTTTTTCAAAGATCTTTAAAATTCATAATTAAATTTATTTAAATCATCAGCAAATATTTTTTCAATTATTTGCCTTGTATTTTTGTTGTAATATTCTCTATAATGCTTATGATTAGTACGATTTGTATGAGGTAGTGGAATACTACAGTTAAACATATCTTGGATATTTCTAAATTTTAAATCTAATTCTTCTGCCTTAAACCAAGTTGTGTTTTCGCCTAGCCAATGTGTTTGTGGCGTTTTTCTTTCATACATCCAAATACCTAAGTCAAAAGGATTGTGTATATTGTTAGAATGTTCTTCTAACCAATTTTCAAAACCCTTGTTATAATATTCTGCAATAATTAAATCATCTTGTTGATTTGTGCTTTTCTTAGTTCTTTGTCCTAGCTTTCGCATCTCAATTCTTTCAACTGCACGTTGTCCTATGAAATGATACATGCTTACCATCCTTGCATAAGGGTTACGCACAAAGCAAAAAGTATATCCCAATTTTTTCCAAATTAGTTTAGCATCGTCGTATGTGCAGTGTTTTTGTTGTCTGTCATGAGTAATGTTATTATCTCTAATCCATTGCTCAAAACTGCTTCCTGCTGTTTTAGGTATGTGTATAAAAGTAATCTTATGTTTAGGAAAATGTATTGCCATGAAAATATTTATATTTAATGTGCGCATATAAATATCAGTATGAAAGTAGTCTTAGTTACTGGAGGGTTCGATCCTCTACATTCAGGTCATATTGAATATTTTAAAGCAGCAAAAGAATTAGGCGATGTGTTGCATGTTGGCCTAAATTCAGATGATTGGCTTACACGTAAAAAAGGTCGTCCGTTTATGCCTTTTGCAGAACGGGCGGCTGTAATTGAAAATTTAGAAATGGTAGACAAAGTTATTGCGTTCGACGATAGTGATGACAGTGCCTGCGGTGCTATATACAAAACTATGGCAACACACGGTAGAATAAAAATTATATTTGCTAACGGGGGCGATAGAACTAATACTACAACGCCTGAGTATGAAACATATGGCGACTCGTCAAATGTAGAGTTTGCATTCGGTGTTGGCGGACAAGACAAAAAGAATTCTAGTAGTTGGATACTCGAAGAATGGAAAGCACCTAAAACAGAGCGCAGTTGGGGGTATTATAGAGTGATACATGAATATGAAAATCATACAAAGGTAAAAGAACTAGCAGTTCCACCTGGACATAAACTATCAATGCAACGTCACAAAGAACGCAGTGAACACTGGTTTGTTGCAGAAGGAACAGCAACAGTATACACTATTAATGTAAGTTCTGATTACGAACTTGTAGGAAGATATAAACAACACGAAAGTTTGCATATACCAGTTGGAACATGGCATCAACTTGCAAACGAAGACAGAATACCTTTGAAACTTGTAGAAATACAGTACGGTACAAACTGTATTGAGGAAGATATAGAAAGAAGAGATTAATGAAAGTATTTGTAGGTTATGATACTAGAGAAGATATTGCATATCAAGTTTGCAAGCATAGCATTCTCAACAAACAACCGGCAGCAGATGTGCGACCGCTTAAACAACAAGAACTACGTGATGCTGGTTGGTATACAAGAAGTTTAGATAAACTTGCAAGTACAGAATTTACGTTTACACGTTTCCTTATACCAGAACTTACAAACTTTAAAGGCTGGGCATTGTTTATGGATTGTGATATGATCCTTACAACAGATATTAAAGAACTATTTGATCAAGCAGACGACAAGTATGCAGTAATGTGTGTGCAACACGATTACACACCTAAAGAAGGCACAAAAATGGATGGACAGAAACAGACTATCTATCCACGTAAGAACTGGTCAAGCGTTATGTTGTTTAATTGTGCGCATCCTAGCAATGCTGCACTTACAATGGACCTAGTTAATAGTCCAGAAAT